AATCGCTTGAAAGAGCAACCCAAACTCAAACGCCGTACCGTATCTGGCACTTGGCTTGAGGCGAACTTCGGATGGCGACCTTTTATAAACGATCTCGAAAACAGCCTTTCGGCTTGGACGGGAAAGTTTTACGAGGGTCAGTCGATTCGGAGGTCCGCTACCAACTTCGAGGGCTTGCGTGTGCGACGCTCTCGTGAGGAGGTAGGTTTCGTTGATGGTGTTGTTCCAGGCTTGCAAGCCGGGACGTCTTACACCGTCGGTGGGTGGGTCAGCAATCCTGATATAGTGAACTACACCCGTCTAGGGTTAAATCCACTTGCAGGGCTCTGGGCTATTCTACCGTACTCTTGGCTCGTCGATTACTTTTATGACGTGACAAGTTTTATCAACGCGGGCATCAGTACAGCTGGGTATCGCAACGTTTGGGCCTGTAAGACTCAGACTACCACCAGTAAGGGTTTTAACCCGAATGGTGTTGCGACATATACCCGTTTGACAATAATCCGTACCGTCGATAGCATGCCGGCTTTGCCAACATGGATAGCACCAACGGCTGCAGGACTCGGTATATCCCAACAGGCGAACATCATAGCAGTTATACTGCAAAAGTTGTCTCGCTAACCTTAAATCCCCTCCTTTGGGGCGCATGAGCGAGCGTATCGTTGATATGAGGAAGCCAAGATGGCTACTTTCGCTAACATCGTCATCAATGACGGGAAAACTCCAGTTGTATCTCACACCTTCAGTCCGGCGTTTCGCCGTGACAATATGGTTGGTTGGGCAGATCGCGCTCCTGGCGTTGTTGCAGGATTTCGAACTGTCATTCTTACCACCCGACCTGCAAATTCCAGCAATGCTGGGACGCGGGTTAATGTGAAGGTCGTGGATCCTCGCCTCGCCACCTTGGGCACTTCGGACGCTGGCATTGTGCCGAATCCGACGAAAGCCTACGAAACCCTGGCTGAGTTCACCTTCCTTCTTCCGCAAGCAAGTGATCGCGAGGCTCGCCTCGATATTATTGCTTACGTGAAGGGGCTCCTGGCTAACCCGCAAATTCAGGACTCTATCGTCGATCTCGCTCCACCGATCTGACGTAGTCCTGGTTGTTGAGGTATTGCCATGAGTACTAGCATCCTGCTGGTAATGGTGTGGGTCCTGTGTTCTCTTACGAGGACATGCGACCTGCTCTTTCCCCTTTTGGGGTGAGCACTCAAACTGAGGTATTAGCCATGCGTTTGAACAAATGGCCCGAGAAAATCGACTCTAGTCGACTACTCGAAAAGGTGGTTTATTCCACTTGTAAAGCGGTTGATACTCCTCGTTCGTTAGCTGTTTGGCTCTTGTTTTCTTCAAAAGAGCATAGGCAGCTAGTTGATTTGGATATTGATCCTGATATGTATGACAGCTACCAGGCATTTGGTGATGATTATCTTGTCACTAAAATGCTTTCGAAGTATCCACTCCTGGAAACAGGTATAGATACCGAGGCAGCTGCATTAGCGACGTTTCTTGCGTGTGAACGCCAGTGCGCCGTTACCAACACTCGGTTACTTCGTGTTGTCCCGAATGGGACCGTGCAGTCCGTCCTCGACGGTGCGCGAAAAATTATACGAAGTTGTCTGAGCGGGCATGAAGCTGATCCTAAGCTACCGCTGTCTAGTATTACTGACAGTTGTACCTGGGGACCAGGCGTTACAAGTTCGGTTAAAGGCGAGCACGTCAGTAGGTTTAATAAGCTGAATGGCGTCTTGGAGTTAACCAATAACCTTTACAAGGTTGGGGGCCTGGCTTTGGTAGCCTGCTCCCCCGCGTGGGCTTATGTCCACCATGATCCGCTGGAGGAATTCAGCGTGAAGTGCCGGTTAACGGGCGGAAACACCTTGACATTCGTCGTTAAGAATGCTAAGACGAAACGACCGATAGCAATCGAGCCTCACCTTAATGCCTTCCTCCAAAGGGGCATTGGGGTTGTGATGAGAGAGCTATTGCTTCATAGACTAGGCGTTGATCTTCGTGATCAGTCGCTTAATCAGTGGTTAGCGAGTATGGCAGTAATGCTTGACCTCGTGACTGTTGATATGAAGAGCGCCAGTGACACTGTCGCTCAAGGAGCCGTAGAACTTTTGTTCGAGGCCGATTGGGTGCATTTGCTGGGCTGTTGCCGCAGTCAGAAGTATACTCTTGATGGAGGGAAAACCTGGGTTCCATATCACAAATGGAGCAGTATGGGCAACGGCTATACTTTTGAGCTTGAAACACTCATGTTTTATAGTATAGCACGTGCTTGTACTGACGCCACTGTCGGTGCCTCAGGCATTGTTAGTGTTTACGGGGATGATATCATAATGCCTCAACAGGCTTATGGGTTGTTCATCAACGTAGCGACCTTCGTCGGGTTTACCATCAATGAGGAAAAGTCCTTTAGCACGGGCCGCTTTCGCGAATCGTGTGGACAGGACTACTTCGATGGCATTAACGTTAGACCAATCTTCATCCGAGAAGAGCTCAACTCCGCGCAAGCGGTGTATAAGCTGGCCAACGCTGTGAAGCGTTATGCTCGTTTGAATATGGCCTATGGTCATGACAAACGCTTTAAGGAAGTCTGGAGTGT